GTATGGGATTTCATGGGGTGTTTTATTTCAATCGTTGGGGTTTTCGGAGATGACCGCGAAGGCGCGCGAACCGTCGCAATCTTGGCGAAGATCGGCGGTCGATAGGTAGAGGTATTCGCCGTCGTCGCATTTGACCGAGCGGAGGCGGACCGACATGCCGATCATGCGGCGCGTCCGAGCTTCCTGTCGGACCGCTTTCCGCGCGTCAGCATAGGAAGACGCAAACTCGGGCGAGGTATGGTTGTATCCGATTCTGTATTTCATGGGATTTCAGGCGTAGATGTTCTCGGTTTCTGGAGTTTCGGCGGGGACGATTCGCATGGTTTCGAGGAATTCGGACAGTTCTGAGAACTCCTCGCGCGCGGCAAGGGCTGCTTTGCGCGTGGGGAATAGACAGGTTTCGTAGGTCTGGCCGTCATTCGCGGATTCGCGGAGGTCTGACCAGCCGCCGGTTGAGGTTGAGAGTTGGATTTTGTATCTCATAACTTCGCGCGCGTAGGGTTTTAGAGTGCTGCCGTCCAATTGTTGGCAATCCAGTTCCAGACTTCCTGCGCGGAGTCTTCATGCTCTGAGGAAACACCATTACCCAATGGCGTTGCGGTACGCTCAAAGTTGAGAACCAAACGCTCTCCGAATTCCGCGCGGATCATCGATTCCAGATTGTCGCACATGCGCGAAACGTCGGACTCGGTTGCGGTGCTGCCCCAATAGGAAGGTTCCGTGGGGATTTGGATGAATACTTCGGTTTTTCTGCTCATTGGATGCTTTAGATGCGGATAGATTGGCCTACCCTTTCGCGCCACGCGTTGCCGCATGGCGCGCGGAGGGTGGGTCAGGCTAAGTTGAAATGCGCGCGAAAGTCTGCGTAGTCGTAACACAAGTCCGTCGCGAAGCGGTAGACACCAATGTCCTCCGCCCCGTCCGCGCGTCTGATCGTGACGAACTGCCACTTTTCAGAATGCATCAGGAACGGCTCTTCGAAGGCGCGCGCGCGTAGGAATTCGACAAGTTTCATTCGAAAAATCCTTTCAGATAAAGGAATTCGCGGCGTGTTTCCTTGGAGTCAAACTCCGGCCGCAGGGTGACGGTCTTGCCATCGCGAAAGGCTATCGTCGACCCGTTATTCCGGCGCGCGCCCCATTGATTAAATAAGCGCGAAAAGTCGACGGCCGATTCTATCGTTTCAAATGTCCAGTGTGTCATATGGTGTTTTATTCGTTGGGTTTTGAGACTTAGAAAGAGCAGCACCCGCAACACGGCGCATCCTCGCAGCGGCCGCGCGCATTGCGCGTGCCTGTCCAACCGGAGGAGAGTTTGACGCACACAAGGCCGGAATTCTCAGGCATGCGGCCGGTGCATGCATTGCAGTCTATGCGCCATGCGCGGTTGCGTTTTGAGACGGTGCCTAAGCCTGAGGGAACGTATTCGTGGCATTGGACGCATTGGCCGGGGTATCGGTTGATCATTGGATTTGATGGATTGAGTTTTGATTGATTGAGATTGAGATTGAAGAGACGCGTCAACCTACCCTTTCGGATAGATTGAAGCGGACCGTCAATTTCCGGCCGTTGTGATGCGTTGCACCCGTTTGGCACCCGTTCCGTGTGGCTTGAAACCGACAATGAACCCACGGTTTCCTTTCGCGCATAGGCGGCACGTGTTGCAGGATATCCCGTCAACCCTTTGGGCCGGACAGATAACTACGCGGTTTCCATCGGGTGTGGTGAAACGGTCCGCGCTGTCCTGAGGGACAACGGCCGCAACCGGGAGGCCTGTCTTGGCAAGGGTGTCAGCATGCGACACCGAATTGGCGGACAGATTGACAACGAAACCGCGCTCATTGGCGGACCGTAGTGCGGACAGGTTATCTGGCGTCAACGGCTTATGGGTGTAGGTGAAACCGCGCTTGCCAGTGTTGGCGGTTGCAAGTTCATCTAGTGCGGTTGCGTCAATTGAATCTCCGACACCCGGTAAATCTCCGGCCTGATTGTGACGCCACAATTGGCCAGCTGGGAATGATCGGACTTTGGACAGGAAGGAAGACCAATCAAAACCGCGCTGTCCGCTTGTCACTTTAGACCAATGCAACGCAAGCGGTCCGGAGTCGGCATAGCAGCCGTCTTTCTTGAATGGGCATGCATCGGAGCATGTAGCGGCCGACGATGTGGAAACCGGAATTGGTCCGGTTTTGACGTTTGATGATTTGAGAGTTAGGTGAACGTTCATGGGATTTGATCGGTTGAGGGTTAGAATTGGGAACGGAAGAAAACGAGGAAGAAAGCGTAGGAAACGACAGCATATGCCAAGGCCTGAAAGGCTAGGCTAAGGAATTTTTGACGCAGGGTGCTTTTCACGGCGGACAGACTAGTGGAAACGGAAAAAGAAGTCAAAAGAAAAGTAAAAATATTTTTAGGAAAGGGGAAAACGGTGGGATTTGCTGGGGAAAATGCGTGAAAAATTTTTGAGAGTGGAACGACTGGCGAAGTCAAAAATCGATTTTTGAGGCGGGGAAACGTGGTGGGGAAAGCAAGTTGCCGAAACCTACCTTGCTTGGCAAAGTACCTTGTATGACAGAGAACCAATGGAATCAGGCCAAAGCCCTTTACCTATCGGGAAAGACTTGGAAAGCAATCGGAAGCGAATTGAGGCTAAACTTTGCAACGCTGACCAGCAAGGCGAGCAAGGAAGGAATCACCAAGGTGAAGCGGGAAATGCGAAACACTATTTCCTCAAAGGAAAGTGTTTCATTGGAAAGTCTGTCTGCGCTTGTCCGCTCTAAGCTCGCGGCTGATGCCGCCAGCACGTTGGAAAGGATCGATAGCTACGCATTGGACGGGATAAAGGACGAAAGCGTGAGAGAGACTATCCTTGGAAGCGTGGCGAAGCGTAGTGCGTTGGTATTCGGATGGAGCGAACAAGGGGAACAAGCGTCCGTCTCAATCAATCTACTCGGATCGATGCCTGACAGAATCGCGGAGGTGCAAGTCGTGAGCGAATCCGAAACCAAGTGAATATAACACACATTGTGAATCGCAGGGAAAGTGATAGTCTGCATGAGTTTAGCTTATGACAGAAAAGGATTGTTTTTCCTAGGGATTGGCACACTTTTTGACTGGCAGGGTGGCCCCCCTTTTGCGGGTGGGCTTCGTTTACGATACCCCCCTCAAAAATTTTCCGCCTTTTTGACCATGCTAAATAAAATCAAAATTGGTCAAAGTATTTCTCTCTCAACAGCGGAGCGTAAGCTCGCCCATTTCGTAGCCAAGAATCGAAATGGTAAGAATCGATATTTCAATGTGGTGAACCTGAAGATCAGCGCGGAAGATCCGCATACGGTCGATCTTGAGGGGATTTGTGGAGAACTAGCTTTCTGCAAGCTGTTCAATGTTTATCCTGATCTGGATACGGATCGTAATCCTCCGCATCCGCTCTATGACGCGATTGTCCCGCCACCACCGGGATTTTGCATCGATGTTAAAACGACCAAGTATGACAATGGAAAGCTATTGGTCGATGCGCGCAAAGGATCGAAAACCGACGGAGTGGATTTCTACGCTCTGATGACAGGAACCTTCCCAGGTCCGTACACATTCCGTGGAGTCATCGCGAAGGAGCATATCATTCAACCTCACAAACTTGGCCTACTTTGTGGATACAAGAGCTACATGGCGGAGCAATCGGAGCTGACCGATGAGTTTACTAATTGTGATTGACACTTTAGTCGCCCTTATGCGTCAGTGCGCGTAACGACCTTAAGCAATGCGGAGGCTTGGTCAGCCATCGCAAAACCGTCTAAGCGGCAATGACACTCCGCATGTAGCAGGTTGGATAATCAGCCACCGTGTGGTGGATAGATGGCCAACCATAACGCAGATAACGTCGGTTTACTTTTTCATCTCATGGCTTGTCCTAATGTCTTCAACGCCTTCGCGGTGGCTACAGAGTCGCTCGCGCAGGACGTTTATAAACGCGCCTCGTACCGCTCGATGTGGCTCAACATGATTGAGCGCGGCGAGTATCCTCAGGGTACTGGTCTGACCCAGACCTCGTTCACCACCACTTCCATCGAGCCGACTGCGGCTGAGGAGTGGTCGGCCATCACGCTCGCCAGCGGCAATCCCGGCGATAACGCTGGTGCTTGCGATGTCACCTACAATGACGTTCCGGTCGGCTATAATGCCGTTACTTGGAGTCCTGAGCGTTTTGCCCTTAAAGGTCCGCTCCTCTGTAAGGACGATCTGACCTTCGACCATCGCGTCGAGGCGTTCCTCCGCGTGTACCTTGAGAAGCTGTCCATCCGCGCGCAGCGTTCTTGGGAGACTCGCTATCAGAATATGTTCGCCAAGTATGCCATCAAGGCTGTGGCCGACTCGTCCTTCACTCAGGTTGAGACGATTCCGTCTGGCGTGAATGAGTTGCCCTGGATTCAGACCGGCTCCGCTGGTCAGGCGCTGAATCAATCCACCTCCGAGCTGACGCAAGAGATGCTCGATGTGGCTGCTGCCACGCTGATCCGTAACGGTGCTACGAATCCTGATAGCTCTGGCTTCATCAGCTACAGCAGCGACGGCCCGGTGTTCCCGCTCTATATCGGCTTGGAGGCTTCGCAGCGCATCGCTCAGAACAACCCCGCGTTCCGTGAGGATCTGCGTCAGGCTGATATGGGCAGCGGCAGCGGCGCTGAGTTGCTCAAGCGCATCGGCGCGAATCGGGTGATTAAGAACTTCCGGCATGTGCCGAATCTGTTCCCGCCCCGCTTCACCTATGCTGGTGGCAAGTACACGCTGGTTCAGCCGTTCACCAGCTCCAGCGGCACTAAGGGTACGGTGTTCAGCGTCAACTCGAGCTGGACAACCGCTCCGTTCGAGGCCGCGTTCATCGTCACCCCGTATGTCTTCAAGTCGCACATTGTTCGCCCTGTGAACCGTGTCGGCGATTTGAGCTGGATGCCGACCAACTACATGGGCGAGTGGCAGTGGGTGACTGGCGCGTACAAGCTCGATGTGGATTGCGCCGATCCTCTGGAGAAGAAGGGTCAGCACTATGCTGAGTTCATTCATGCTCCCGAGCCAATCTTCACTAACCAGGGCATGACGATTATCTTCCGTCGTTGCACCGGCGCTTTGACCACCATCATCTGCTCGTAATCGAGCTAATAATTCACAGACCCGCAGGCGTGAAAATGCTTGCGGGTTTTTTCTTTTCGGCGATTGTTGCCACCGGATTATCTCATAGGTTGTTTGTCTCACAGCTCCGTTGTTGGAGCAGCCCCTCATCGGCCCGAAAGGCTGGTGGGGGGTTTTTGATTGACATACATGCCATGAGTCTGATGCTCGCTTCAT